CGTAAGTTACTTAATGAGTGGTACCGATGGGTTGCAAGATAATTTCACTGATGGAATTGTTTTAGATGGGTTTGGGTATCCCTCCGAAGGAAGCCGTACGATACAATGGGGTTGGGCACCTGTAGGAGGTTCTAGAGGTACAGATTCTGGTTTAACCCCCAATGACTTGATATGTGTTGGGCAAGTTGGTACTGTTACTATTACAACGAGTTAGGAGTTTATTATGGCTAAGCATGATGACGTCGCTGAAGACAAGAAGCTTATTAAGAAAGCCTTCAAGATGCACGACACACAAGAACACAAAGGCGGCAAAGGCACTAACCTGTCTAAGCTAAGGAAAGGCGGCGTAACGTCTTTGAGCATGAAACAATTCGGGCGTAATCTAGCACGCGCTAAGAATCAATCTGGAGGTTAATATGGCTAAGGATAACAAGTCCGCTGAAGCTTACGCAGCTAGAGCTAAGGAAGTTAATCCAACACGGACAGTTAGCTTCGAACAGTACAGCAATGAAGGATACCCAATTGCGGCTAAGATGAACTCTAAGTCTCCTTCTCTTGTGGTTAGTATCGGCGCTAATACAGATGTGAACGCAAATGGTGAAGTCACTATGCGTGGACACGGTGCTGCGACTAAGGGGACCAAATGCCGAGGACCAATGGGATGAGTGATAAAATATTCACGCTAGGATTAACGCTAGACGAAATAAATGCCGTGATGTTAGGACTGGATCAACTACCACATGGTAGGGTTAGGGACTTGGTAATTAAGATTCAGATCCAAATGGCTACACAACTTTCTCCACCTACAGAAGGGTCCGCTGAATAATGAATTACGAAACCCTCTATAACACAATACAGGCTTACGCCGAGAGTACAGAATCTCTCTTTGAAGCCAACATACCTGTATTTGTTCAGGAGGCGGAAACTCGTATTTATAATTCTGTGCAGATTCCTGCACTGCGTAAAAATGTGACCGGTACTCTTACCGCGGGTAATCAATATCTGTCGTTACCTAATGATTACTTAGCTACGTATTCTTTGGCAGTTATAGACTCTACCGGAAACTATAATTATCTTTTGAATAAAGATGTTAACTTTATGCGAGAAGCGTTCCCTAATCCGGGGCAATCTGGTGTACCTAGATACTACGCTTTGTTTGGGTCTCAGTACGGGAACATTAACGAGTTGAGCTATATAATGGCTCCGGTCCCAAATTCCGGGTATACAGTAGAGATGCACTATTTCTACTATCCGCCTACGATAGTACAAGGTCAAATCACTACGCTTACTTCTATTATACCGGGGTCCCTCTATACCAACGGGATATATCAAAACGTAGCTTTGTCTGGAGGCTCAGGTAATGGAGCTATCGCTGATATAACGGTGACTGGACAGAATGTAACGGCATGCAATATCACTTTTGGTGGTAACTTTTATGTAGTTGGTGATGTCCTAGCGTGTGCATCTATAGGCCCATCTGGGTCTGGATTCTCTGTTACAGTAGGTGCTGTATCTAATTCGACAGGTACGAGTTGGCTTGGAGATAACTATGATCCGGTGCTTTTCTACGGAGCTATGCGTGAAGCTATGCTGTTCCAGAAACAGGAACAGGACCTCATTAGTTACTATGAGCAGAAGTACAACGAGGCCCTATCTCAGCTGAATAGACTTGGAACAGGTCTTGAACGTGGCGATAGTTATAGGGATGGACAAGCCAGAATCAAGCAGGTTAATCCATGATCGTTCAAGGACTTACTACGATCTTCAAGCAGAACTGTTTGAGTCAGTTAGAGAACTTTACAGGTACGTCCCCCTATACGTACAAGTTGGCGCTTTATACGGCGCTGGCTAATCTCGACAATACGACTACGGCATATACTTCGTTGAATGAAGTAACCGGTACGGGGTACACTACTGGCGGTCAGGCACTGACCATTATTCCTGTAACCTCGGATAACATAGCGAAGGTAGCTTATCTTTCCTTTCAATCGGTTACATGGAGCCCTGCTGGGTTTACCTGTAGGGGAGGACTAATCTACAATGCGACTACTGGGGCGGCTGTTTGCGTATTAAATTTCGGATCAGATAAAACTGCTTCCAATTCTTTTACAGTTACGTTCCCGACAGATGACGCAGCTAACGCGGTCATACGATTTATATAGGAGTTTAATATGCACAAAGAGCTTTCTAATTTTGGCGACCATGCGGTAGCTACGCTACAAGCTAATGTCGTTGGTGATGAGACGATGGGTATCTCCGGGTACTATCATGTCGAGTGCCGTGATAAGAGTGGCAACCTCAAATGGGAAGAGGCGTTTCCTAACCTTGTAGTAGCTGTTGGTAAACAGCTCATGTTGGATACCCTCCTTAGAGGTTCCGCTTATACGGTTGTAGGTCCTTTCCTTGGGCTTATTAGCAACACCTTTACGGCTGCAGCTGCGGATACGATGCTTTCACATACATGGACTGAATTTACTAACTATACGGTTGGTGGCTCCGCGGTTCGTGGTACGGCGGTATTCGGCGCGTCTTCTTCTACAGGTACAACACCTTCTAACATTACGACATCTACGGCTACCGCTGTTACCTATACGATCACAGGTGCTGGTGGTACAGTCTATGGATGCTTCCTTGTTACGGGTACCGGTGCTGTGAATACGCAAAGCTCTACAGCGGGGGTGCTCTATAGTGAAGGTCTTTTTTCTACAGCTAAGACGACTACGGCTGGTGACACAGTAACGGTAACGTATAGCACGACCGCTACTTCTTAAGGAGGCTTAGATGGCCCTAGTTCTTGCGGACCGCGTATTAGAAACTTGCACTAGCCCCGGTACAGGGGCAGTGACTTTACTTGGTGCAGTTACAGGATACCAAGCATTTTCTGCTGCGGTAGGTAATGGTAATACGTGTTACTACGCAGTCGCTGACCAGAACGGGGCTAACTGGGAAGTAGGTGTTGGTACCTATGCTTCTGCTGGAAATACGCTCACCCGTACAACGGTACTTGCTTCATCTAACGGTGGATCACTTACCAACTTTGCTTCTGGTTCTCAGAACGTCTTCCTGACGTATCCCGCTGAAAAGGCTGTATCTACGGATACATTGGCCTACCCCCCGGCGATAGGCTCTACGACACCTAACTCTGGCGCGTTCACAACTCTGAGTGCTTCTAGCACTGTATCCGGTACTGGGTTCTCTACTTATTTGGCCTCCCCTCCGGCTATTGGTGGTACCGCTCCTAACACAGGATCTTTCACGACCCTGACGGCTACGGGGGCAATAACCCACAATACCACTACAAACAACCAGTCTTACACCACAACGGGTGCAGGTACTATAACGCTAACGTCAGGTACCGCAGGTACCATCAATAACTTCAATATCGGTGCTACAACCGCTGGCACAGGTGCGTTTACAACAATATCCGCCTCTTCTACAGTTTCTGGTACGGGTTTTAGCACATATTTAGCTTCCCCTCCGGCTATCGGTGCTACCACTGCTGGCACAGGTGCGTTTACAACTTTATCGGCATCTTCTACGGTTTCCGGCACAGGATTTAGTACATATCTAGCCTCCCCTCCGGCCATAGGATCGACAGCCGCCAATACAGGCGCGTTTACTACGCTTGGTGCTACGGGTGCTATTACATTTAATACCACTACAAACAATCAGTCATACACTACTACAGGCGCGGGTACCATAACGCTAACGTCCGGAACAACCGGTACGATTAACAACTTCAATATTGGCGGTACTACCGCAGGTACGGGGGCATTCACAACTCTGAGCGCCTCTTCTACAGTTTCTGGTGCCGGTTTCACGAATTACTTTGCAAGCCCACCGGCCATAGGATCGACAGCCGCCAATACCGGAGCATTCAC